AACGTTCTAACGTTCTTTTTATCCTTACTAAATAAGTAAGCTTGAGTAATCATAACACTTGGATTAAACTTTGTAAACTCTTCTGCTGTGCTGTGCCCCGAATCCCCGGTGATATCCAACCACTTGATAGAATAGAAATAGTATTTCTTATTCTTAATCACAACATGTCTGTACTTAGATTTCTTCCTAGATTTTGGCATACGGATTTTTTACTATAAGAGAAATATTTAGGCAAATTTTTTATTTTTGAAAACAAAAAAATTCCCGCGCGCGGAGTACATAGAAATGGCGTATAATGAACATTTGTGCCACGGTGTGCCACTGGAAATTGACCCTCTGGCACAGCTATTATTCGCTTATACCAACACTAATAAGCCAAAAACACCCCTTGTGCCACTGTGCCACCGACTTTTTTTTGATAGAAAAAAAAACTTATGCCCCCAATATTTCACTTATGGTGGCACAACTCCAAAAAACCGCATAAAACTGCATTTGCCATGCCATTGCCACAATTACTTTAGAATGGTTCTAAATCATATATCAGGCTACTTACCCCTTACGTTGAGGGACGCGTAAGTAACCTGCCAGCTTTGGTTGCTACCCTTTCAGGTCATTGCTAACGTACGGAGGAAAGCGCGAAGCATAACACGGACGCCTACTAACTGATCATTAAGATATTGTAGTTTATATATAAGACTTTATGGGAATAATGTCAAGTGTTTAATGGGGCTTCCACTCTCGCTTCCACCCCACTCCTGACAGGATAAGTTAACTCTGTTTAAATGTAGGTGATCGCCACCTTTGAATAGATTCTGTTTTAAATACTACTCTGGCTGGCTCTGGTGCACCTATTATTTTAGCTTGTTGAATTTCAATTAATCTAATTTCTTCCAAGTGTCCATCTTGGGTTTCAATATATATAGGACAATCAGATATAGCTGTACCCTTTTGGGCATCAGTAAATTTTCCTAAATAAGCTTGTAGTTCTCTTACACGCATACTCATCTAACGTTCTCCCTTTGTTTTATTTAAATGTTCATTGTATGGATCCGGTTTAGATACTTCCATACTTTGTATTCTTCTGGCATATGTTTTAATTAAATTATACCACTTGTCTGTCCATATTTGTTTCATACCTGGATCTACTGCTTTATGTGTTGCGTTAGCTAGATTGTCCAGTCTCTTCTGCATCACTCTTAGTTCTGTCTCTTTGCTCATAGTATTGACTCACCTTTCCTAACCATTTATGTTGATATTTTTTAAACTCTTCACCTGACACCACAAACTCTTGATAGTAGTTATCTTTACTACACATCATAATTACACCTTTGGTTATATTTGTTTTGTGCATATAGTTATGGGCCATAGCATAAGCCGCCAGTTGAAGTTTATAATCTGTTATCCATTCTTCTCTTTTAGGTTTATTAGTTTGTTTAAAATCTATTATTGCTTCTTCTTCTTTATGAATCCCAACCATATCTGTTTGACCTGCGTATAGGCCTGGATAAAATAATGTACATTCTATTCCATAATATTCAGTCACATTACATAAGCCTTGTTCTATAACTCTAATGGCCATGTTGTGTGCTTGTTTACCTACATTAGTTAAATCTAAATAACCTTGTTCAAGAACATATTTTTCTAGAATCTTGTGCATCGCCGTTCCACGCTCCGCTGCATCCGATTTGATTTTCTCTGCCGCCTCATTCCCGATCCGCGCCGCCCAATCAGCTAATGACTTTTTCTTCTCCTCGGATTGTGTTGCTTGTAGAATCGTAGTAACACTCGGTAATTTTTCTTTACCGGTATCATAATGACGTTGACCATCAATCGCTTCGCGTACCGTCTTTGGATATATATAACAGTTATTGTGTTTCATTTTTCATTCTTTCTTTTCTAGAGTTGTCAAAGGCTACTTGATAAAATTGTTTCATTCCTTTTTTACCAATACTTTTTCTTAGTTTAGTTAATTCTTGGGAAAAAAAACTTTTACCATTCTTAGTAGGGTTAGTAATATCTACTTTATTTAAATCTCTTTTAAAAACAAGTTCAGTCATCCATCTATCCATCATTTCTTGATGTACATCAACCACAGCTTGACATCCCGCTGGTGTTATTGCTTTTTTATCAAGATTAAATTTTACAGTACAAAAGACTAAATTATCAGGAGTATAACCACGTCCAGGCCATACTTGGTCCTTTGATATATTTGTAGGAATTTGTTTGGTAGATTTTTTTCCTTTTTGTGTTCCTCTAATATGAGTCATAGTAACTTTACTATAGGGACATTTCATTCCATGTTTTTCTTTTTGTTTTAACCAATGCTCCCACCAAGTTTCTTTAGTAAATTCAAATGGCGTAGTATAATTTTTACCATGTCTACCTCTTTTAGATTGAGCTAAGGCAGAAGAGTATAGATTCATAATATAACCATACTCAGAAT